CCTTAACTGAATTATACCATCTTCATCCATTTGCATGAACTTGGTTAAGTATGGATCATCTTCTGCCACGATAGTAGTGTGGTCTAGTAGATATGCAAAGTACTCCTTAGGTGTCATTCCGTGCATTTTACTTTTTGCACGCTTCATACCACCAAAATCAAATACCCAATTACGGTGATCTAAATCGCCTTCAAACCATACCCTAAAGGATACAGCATACCCATGGAGAAAACGACAATGAGTTCCTTCAGCTTTCCATTGACGAAAACAGGCTGAATAACCGTCAAATAGTTTTGTAGATTGAAATTTCATTTTCTATTTAATTTAGAGTTTACTAATAATCTAATATAAGAAATTCCTGGTATAGCACCAAATAATAGATGAATAAGATTGAAATGCGGTTCACCACACAACCCCAATGAATGTTTAATAAATTCTATCATAACCTTTTTTTATTTTAAAGTAAGTAGCCCCAAAAAGGGGCTACTTTATTTACTATGCACTCGCAACTAAATCTTAATCGATTTTGATGCTTTAATTCTAAAATAAATTACGCCTGCTATACCAACAATAGTTAGTAGATCGTTTAAAGTAGTCCCAAAATCAAATCCTAATTTTGCGGATACGAATGGTGCAGCTGCTACTAAGGCCATCCAAATAGTTTTAGATTCAAGCCATGATTTAAAATCATTCATAGTTTTTTTCGTTTTAAAATGTTATTGTGCTTTTAAAGAATTTACTCTTTCAGAAATTTCTTTTCTAAAATCTTTAGTAATCTTTCCGATTTCTTGTAATGCTTTTCTAGCACGACGGGCGGAAGTTTTGTTTCCTTTAACATAAAACGAATCTACTTCAGTAGATAATGAGTTCATTAACTCTTTTAATTGATTAAATTTTTCCATAACTTTTATTTTTAATTTATAATATATATCTACAAGTTGAAATTACCCTTAACATGTTTAGGAGTATACGGACAATTCTTACAACCGGATCCGCAACATTTACCTTGTTTACGTAAATAATATGATGTAAGTACCGTTTTACCATTTTCATCTATATAATAAGGAGGCTGCTTATCTAAATCTTCTAATAAATCTAAATCTCGAATCCAATCGTAATTACGTCTCATTTAATTTCCCGTACTGCCGAAGCCACCTTGACCACGTTCTGTATCAGACAATATCTCCGATTCAATTGGTATTACAGTAGGATAAGGCATTATAATTAATTGTCCTATTCTATCACCGACAGCATATCTTTTTGAAGGTACTCCTGCTGTCTTATTAAACGTAAACTGAATTTCTCCTCTATAACCGCTATCAATAACTCCTACAGAATTAGTTAATTCAATTTGATACTTTCTTATTGAAGAACGTGGAAATATTAATCCAACATATCCTGCAGGTATTTCAACTGCTATTCCTGTACCGTAGGTAACTTGAAACCCTTCATCATCCATTATTGATATTGCAGTCATATCCATCCCAGCATCGCCGGGCTTTGCATAGGATGGAATGATTGCTTCTGGATGTAACTTTTTAAAACGTACTTTTACAAATGCTTCCATATTAAACTATCTCGCAATTGTTGCCCGCACAGGCCAATTCACCTTTGGCATCGGTTGCATCATCCAACTCGATAACTTTACTTAAATCAATGTTATGTAGATGCTGTATTAAGTCATTATATTTTTCTTCTGTAATATCTTCAAAAGGTGCTTGAATATATGTCCCGCCATCATGGGGAAGTACTGATAGTCCGGCATAATACTCTCTGTTTTCCCACATCCAATCTCCTACCATACTCCACTCATCATTTTTAATAGAGATAGTTGCGGACACGTTGTGCATATTCGCTCCTGACCTGTGTCCTGCCTTTATCCAATCTTGTTGGATCCGTTTAACCCGCTCTAATAAATTAATAGGGGATTCTGTTCTTAGTATAGACCCTGCAGGAGCTTTTTGCGGTACAGAAATTACAGCTGTATCATGTGGTCTAAAATATTCATCTTCAAGTAATTCCGGATGGTGTAAAAGCAAATATGTATAAATAGATTCATTTTTTCCAACACGAATTCTACGAATATAATAATCATTGTGCCACGCATGTATGCCAGATGATGTGCCTAATACTAAAGAGGAAGTACCGGAAGGTTTTACTGTCGTTGTACGTGCTGCTTTATTAATGCCAATGATTTCAGCTACTCTACTTTTTTCTTCTTTAACTAATTTAGATGCTTGTTTGATATCATAGTCAAACACTTTATTAGACCCAATACCCGTCATACCAACACCGATAAGAGCTTCTTTCTCAGTAGTACGTTTCCATATATCCCTTAGATAATGGAAGTCCGTATATCCTGCCTGCAGAGTTCCTATAAAGGCAGCTCCTTTTACTCGCTCATTAAAATCTTCTTGCGATTCAATATCAGAAACATTTACTTCACAAAGGTTACAGAATTGATAAGGACGAAGTGCAATTTCAGCACAGGGATTAGTTCCCCAATCTTTATCATTAGTAAAGAAGATACCAGGCTCTCCAGCTCCAGATGCCTCAATACGTTTCCATAAATCTGTAAAATATTCTTTAGTAATTTTGTGTCTTACTAATACTGCTGAGTTATTTGCTCTACCTCTTTGTGGATTAAGTTCCCACCAAGCACCCGATTTACAGGCAATCATTTCATGGTCATCAGCGCTAAATAAACTAATAAGAGCTGCTCTACGAATACCACCTGCCAAGACTGCGTCCGCAATATGGCACACGATATCATGCACTTCAATTGAAGTAAGTTTGTTACCATCTTCTTTATTTTCTAATAATCCTTTAATCTTAACTAAGCATTCCATTAATGGTTGCGGTCCTGGCGCTTTACCTCCGGATGTAACTAAGCGAGCTCCTTTAGGTCGAATATCACGAAAATCAAATTCAATATCGGAAGTACCTTTAAAGTAGCTAGACATTAATGCTTTAACCGCATCTGCCCATCCTTCAATAGAATCACTAACTAAAAATCGTTTCTTTCTATTTTTGTTAGGTTTTCTAATCTCAGGTAAATTTTCTATGTGATGCTGCTGCACGGAATAACCTACTCCCGTTCCTCCAAGCAATAAAAACATTACTTCGGAAAAAGCTCTAACGTCATCAATCGGTAAATAACAACAATTGTAAATTCTGTTAGGACTTAATTCAATTGGCTTACCTGCAAATTGTAATGAACGCATTGAAGGGAGTATTTTTTTATCATAAACTAACCGATAAACGTCTTCAATCTCTTTTGCTAATTGAGGATACTTTTTAATGTGCATCTCTCTGTTTCTAGTAACCAACTCTTCCCACGTCTCGCGCCTTTCCATTTCAGGTAAGTACTTACTGTACTTCATGAAGACAGTAATGCCGGAGAGTATTTTATTCGATATCTCATTCATATATGTTTATAAAATTTAGTGTTCATATAAATATTGGTAGGGTATAAAATCTTTATCCTAAATCAGATAATTCTTTAAATTTATTTGCAAGACTTTTTTTCAACAATGTTTCCCCTTTTTGCATATCTTTTTTAGTTTCTTTTCCTTTTACTGATGATTCTTCGAATATTTCTATTTTGCATTTTGACATATCCAATTTAGATGGAAAAGTGATTCCGTCGATACCGAAGCGATTTTTAATGATAGTCCATCTACCAGTACCAGCTATCTTATCAGTCATTTTTCTACTTAATGATGCTACAAAATCTGCTACCATTAATTTAGAATACGCTTCTGAAATTTTATCACCTCCTACAATATCCATTTCTGCTGCCGATCTATTTAATTGAGATGCTGAAAATAATGGTACATCATACGTTCCTGCCATGCCCCTGAGTTCTTCATACAGTTCGCCTAACATTTCGTCCTTTCTAGCATTTTTATTTGTATTAGAACTTTTTAATAAGTCAGCGTAATCTACAATAATTAAATCCGGTTTAAAATGGGTTGCAATACATTTTTCAATATGTGCTGCCAATGTATTTACAGAAGCAGTTTTAGTAGGATAGTACTTAACTATTATTTTACCTGGAAGTTTATCTACCAATTCTTTTACTTCGTCCAAGTTAAATTTTAAATTTGCTTGTGCAATACCAGTAACCAAACTATCAATACGCTTACTTACATAAGCTTCATTTAATTCTAAAGTATAATACAAAACATTTAAACCTTGCTTAGCCGCATGAACAGCTATGTTAACTAATGCCATACTCTTACCTGCTCCGGGCCCTGCCGCTAAAATTATTAGTTCCCCTTTACCAAACCCACCTTCAGTAATATCATTAATTATATCCCACGGAGTAGATTTAACTGCCCTTGCACTCTCAGAATATCTAATATCAATATCTTCAGCATAGTCGTGACCTAAATTAGTATCGGCGCCAGCTTTTAAAGCAGTATCAATTACATTTTTAATTGAATCATAATTACTGTTCTTTAACAAATCTACTGACTTTAGAATAGCCTTTTTTAATTCTTGGTTTTTACAAAAGTCTAAAGTTTCATCTTTAATAAACTTTAAATCGGTCGATTGTAAATGTTTATATCCGTCTTTTAAAGTTTCTTTAACCAAAGTTTTTAATGATACATCATCAATTTCAGCCAATTTAACTTTCATGACCTCCATAGTAGGAGCGTCTTTGTATTCAAAATAATATTTTAATATCTGTTTTACAATCCATTGCATAGGTTCAGATTCAAAATATGTAGGATCTAAAATATCCGACACTCGCTGTACAAATTGTTTATCTGTAAACAACGATGCTATCACTTTAATTTGAAAACTGTAACCGAAATATGATAATTTATCAATACTATCACTCATTATTTAACGTATTTTAAACTTAAATTTAACAATATTAAATGATGTATACAAAATAATAAAGGTTAAAAAGGGGGGCATTGCCCCCCTCACCCCTAACAAAAAATCAAATATACAAAAATTTATTTGATCAGCTTGACAATAACTTTTCTATTTCGAGCTTCCGGTGCATAGATGGCCCGGGATTCATCATAATGATAAATGGATATTCTATTTTCAGGAATAAATTTCTTAGCATATTGTTTTGCCTTTTCAGCCCGTTTAATAACTAATTCATAGTTACCTTTTACAGTACCACTTGAATCGCAATACGCCATAATTTCAATATTATAATTTTCTTTTTGTGCTCTATCTAAAACTAAATCTAAATCTTTTAGATACATTTCTTCGATTTGATAGTGACCGGCAATATAGTAAATTACTACGCTATCTAATTTTAGAGTCTCAGTCTTAGGAGGTGTATATTCAATACGTTGAATTACTACTGTAGTATCATGTACCGCATCGGGTACTAAATATTGCCATC